CAAGCCTATACGTTACAAACGTGTTGGCGGCTGTCTTGCGTGTTCTGAACAGACCACTTGTTGATGCTGACACAGCGGCAGCACCAACAATGGTATGTAGAGAAGAAGCAGTCACAGTGAAAGCATTGGCAGTTCCAGTGTTGATGGCTGCCCAATCAAAGGCATCATCAGCATCAAAAGTGCTTCCTGCATCCATGGCTGTCCCAGTGTCCAGAGTGGCAGTAACAGCAGCCGTAGTGGTTGATGTTACAACCCCACTGAGGAGGATGGCACAAGTCAGAGTTCCAGTTGCATTGAGGGTTGAGATGGTGTCTTGTACACGTCCAAAACCTTCAATAAGAGCAACAGGCTCTGTCCCAACACTGTAGTACACTTCTGCACAACCAGCAACAATCCTTACTGTGGAGGCTGATGAAAATGCACTTGAGGAGTAACCATCAAGAGCATCAGCAGCAGAAACCCTTGTTAGGATATTCCACTTATCAGGCATGTTGGGGTCAGTCACCTTTTCCAAGATGGTGACATCATCATTGGACTTCAGATACAGAATATCTGAAGCTGCAACACTGATGTCAGCAGAGGTGGCTTGAGGGTAAACTATAGATGAGTTCATTTGTTTTCTCCTTTCTTATCTATCTTAGGCTTGGCCAAACAGCAAGATGCCGTTCATTTCAGGGTTCTTGTTGCAGACACCATAGAATGTCTCTACACGGATCTTGGTCTTGCCAGTGTTGATGTCATATTGCTTGGTCCAAAGAAGGTCAATTCCTTGAGCCGTGGTAGCCCTCATGACACCAGCACCACTGTTGCTATCAACAACCAAGTTACCAGGAAGAAGCTCAATTGAGTCCTTACGCCAGAATGGGTTGATGTCAGCAGCAGTTGTGTTCAACCAAACCAAGGCAGCTGTGGCACTTTCAGTGACAGATACGTTTTGGTATTGAGCCTCAGCATCTGTTGCACCTTGATTAGAGATGATGGCAGGACTGATTGTCATGGTTGTTCCAGAATCAACTGAGATAACACGGAATGTCTTCAGTTGACCAGTGCTTTGCTTGGTGATGTGATGAACAGCATTTACACCAGCAATAGTGAAACAGTCACCAGCAACTACGTTAGTAGTGGCTGAGATGGTCACTTGCTGATATCGGTTATCAACATTGCTAGACTCACCAGTTGATGCAGTTCTGGTTGCTGAAGGCGTATGGTAATTACCAGCAGAAGCCTGAGTATCCATGGTGAGTGATCCAACAGTTTCAGCACGGATACGTTTTGCGTAATCCAACTTCAACGTGGTGAAACCAGCAATATTGCTACTGAGTACAGCACGATCATAGGCAGTTTGGCCTTTGTCACGGCTGACACCAGCAAGGGTTGTGATGTTGTTGGCCAATCCATTAGCTGATCTGCTAGACAGAGCAATATAACGGCTGTCCATGGGAACACCTTGCTCATTCATGATGCTATCACAAAGGGCAATATCATCAAAGTCACCAGCAGCAGTGGAAACATCAACAACCAGAGTTCCTTGGTCAGCAACTACATCTTGAATAGAGAGGTTAATATCAGAAGCCAACTTTTGCTTGCTGGACTCATAGATACGTCCCTCTTGTTGAGCATCACGCAATTCCTCATCAGTCAGTACCCAAGGCACAGCTTTACGGAAACCCAATGAAGCAGGAACGCTAAGTTGGGTTTGAGCAGAGAAGTTGGCCGTTTGGTCAGATCCATCAAAAGATTGTGCAATGTAAGGCATGGGCCGCCAAATGATATTATTGGCACGTTCCATATCCCTTGAGTCTGTGCTGTAGACATCTACAGCCTTTGAGAGGATTAGAGCATCCTCAAAAGCAGCACACATTTCATCAAATGCTACACGCTGCTCCTTACTGAAATCATTAGAAGCCATTTGTTTTTTTCTCCTATAAAATAGCTTGTTATTGTTGATTTGCTTTGAGCTTACGCATGTAGGCAACAACTTTGGATCTGTCACCAGTCTTGTCTGCTTCAACTCTTAGCCGTTCCAGGGTTGTGTCCACACCATTGGTGTTTCTGGATGAACCAGTCACCACCTTTTCTGGTTGTGGTTTAGCCTTTTTTCTGGTCACAGTGAGCTGGGATTCCAACTTTGATACAGCAAAGGCAAACTTCACAGGGTCTTTGATTGAGGCCAGCTCATGGGCACGTTTCTTGGATTTGCCAATTGCATAAACTGTCAGGGCTGGATTTTCTGAACCAGAGAGGATGATGCTCTGCTGTGTAGGATCAAGTGTGTGAAGGACAGACTCTTCTGCCTCATCAAAATCACTAAGTTTTAGCTTGGTTTTAGCATCTTCATACTGATTCAGTTTCTCTTGGTACTCAGTCTCCAGCTTTCTTTGCTCTTCCTCTTTGATTTTATTGGCATCATCAGCCTTTCTCTTCTTTTCATACCAATCTGCTAGAGCAACTTCATACCTATCAGAATCATAATCAAATGACTCAAGTGTGGGCTTTTGTCCCAGTGGCTCAACCTTGTCAGGAGCATTTGCACCAGCTTCAAGGTCACGCAACTTTCTCTCAAGTTCTTTGCTATATTTCTGACTTTCCCTGTAATTTTTACGCAACTCACGCACCCATTCTGGTGCCCCAGTTTCTTCCTCTGGAGTAAGCGACTCCTCCCCAAGGGTAACAACAACTCCTTCATCATCATCTTCTTGTGATTCTTCTGGCTCACTGTGGGCCTCTTCATCAGTGATTTGCTCATCCTCAAGAATTTCCTCAGCCCCAGTAGTGTCTTCAGACACAACCTCATCCTCAGAATCCGTGATGACTCCTAGTTCTTGATCCTCCTCTATTCCTGCTTTTGACATGTAAACCTCGTGAAAAACACTCACCCTTCATGGCAGG